CCACTCTGTCCCCATTTATCATCCAATGGGTAAAAAATATCCATGATATCGTTATTTGGTTTTTTTACGCGTTGACCATGAACTTGACGATCTTGACTTCAACCATTCGATCAATTCTGTCACTGGATAACAGACTTGCCCACCGATTAATATTTTCCCAACAGGCCCTCTCCGAGCACAATCTTCATTCGCAAGAAATCTCGGAGAATATACTCCACCAGTAAACTCACTGATTGCTCCCCGAGCGCAAATTGTTGATGGCCATTTATCCGCCATTGCATCTATACAATTTATTTCCATGGTGCCTCGCTTTTAATCAACATGTTTCGATAGCATATAAAGAATTTGCATTTGTGGTGTCCTGAACTCCCTTTTTGCGGCGTCTAAAACCGATTTTAACATGTCTGGATGATATGAAAAATCTAACGTTACCGAATGGTCATTATTACAGATGAAATCTTTTGTGAGCGGAAAATCGTCACTCCCAGAAACTGGATTTATTGAAACACCTGGCGGTAATCCCACCGGCAATTTCGGCGGTTCAGCTTTAATCTTTACCGTGAATTTCTTCGCTGCTGCTGTTATTCTTTTTCTCACTGCCTGACATTTTTTACACGTCCGCTCCCTGCCCCCAATGTGATCAATACTTTTATAAAAATCTTCCATTGGTAATACTTCTTTGCAGTTCCGACACACTCTTGTCGTTTCAGATTCTTGATTTTCGGCTTCTGTCGGCCCTATCGTGAAAACTCCTTCTTCTATCATTTTAACTCCTTTTTTAATTTGACTGCAATTGCTACAGGTATCAGAATACTGCGACCGGTATTGGTTTACGCCTGTGTATTTAGCCAGTTCTTGGCGACGTTCGCAGGCAGAACGTAACATCTTGCAATGGTATATTTCACAGAACCAGTCGTAATGTATGGCTGGCAATGTTTTTTTATGAACTAAAGATTTGATCCCAGGTGTCATGAGCTATAATTCCTTCTTTTGCACATCCCGTGCATTCCCCTCCGTCTGAATATCTATCATAAATATCAGCCTCAATCGAAATTAGCCTATCAATTGCTGCCACTTTGCGTGCATCTGCATTATGCGCCTTCAGTTCATACCTAATCCCGGAGAGCTGTTCTGAAGAAAAAACCATAAATTTTCTTACATCATGGTATTTGTTTTCCCAATCCATTGCATCGCAGAATTTAACTAATCTATCTTGTACAAAAGCATATTCTTTCTGACTCAGCGCACCAGGAAATGCTTTAAGCGCGTCCATTGCCGCATTGTCCATATTTTGGTATGCCTTTAATGCTTCGCTATTATCAGTGGAGGCTTCTATAGCTTTGGAGGCAATGGCGGAAGCCATTGCCAACCTCGATACAATCTTTATTAATGGCCTCAATTTTTAAATCCTTATCTCATATTCATTATATGATGGTTGGTTGGCTATAAATCCAAAATTGCAATTGTTACAGAATACCCGTGGCATTCCCCTCCCAATCCATGCTGGTTCATATATTCGTTGATACAACCTTTCACACCTTGGGCATTTCGTTAAGACGCTTTCCCTTGAGATTTCATACTCCTGCCCACTATCAGCGAAATCTCTGGCCTTATTTAGCGCTATGCAGTGAGATTTCAAACAATCTTCATTGCCACAGGTTTTAGAAATGCTTTTTGTTGGAGTAAACATTTTCCCACAATAGAGACATTGCCTGTCATCATATTTCTTTTTCCTATGTTTTCTCACACATATATCTGAACAATATTTCATTCCGTGTTTAGCTGTTATTTCCGTCCCACAAATAAGGCATTTTTTTAATTTCAGCACCGGTATTCGGACAGCCTTGCATCCTGGTCTGCCACAAGCAACAGAATTTGATTGTTTTGGTGTAAACATTTTTCCGCAGTTTTTACATGGTATTGCTTCATAAGCTACAATCGGTTTTCTGTACCTATTTTTTCTATCTTTGCATGTGCATGCGTCCGAACAGAATTTTGTTCTTGCGCTTGTTTCTGGTATTTCTTCTTCACAAAAAAGGCATTTCTTCATAATTAAAAAAATTCCTTTAAAACAGTGTTAATTGCTCTTATTTTAGCCCGTGTGACGACCCGATAAAAAGTCCGAACTGCCCGAACATAGTAACTGGTATAGTTATCATGCCCGTAAGACTCCCCATATCCAAAGTTCACACCCCATATTGTACCCATCCCATAAGCGAGTTCTGTCGCAGACCAGTAAAATGACGGAACCGTATTTGGGAAATATGTGATATCTATCGCAGGTGTATATCTGTTGTAATCCACCAGGCTCATCAATTCTTTAATGGTAGGCAGTCTCCAGTCGGTATAGCCTGCCAATCTCAAATATTTACAATGTTCTGATGATGGTCTCCAGTCCATCGGTTTACCAGGTGTTTCCTGCTGCCACATTAGACCGGTGGATTCATCGGTGACTGTACCATTGTCGTTATCAATCATGGTTTTCCTTTCAGCCTGCATGTTGCCGACTTTGCAATCACAACCAATCTATCATCCTTAATTAACCACGTATTATCTAAAGACAACAGTATTGCATCCACAATATTCTGATCGTCCGTTTTTCGGTATTCGCCGTCCATTTTCAGTTCAATCTCTATAGTTGCCTTCACAGTATCATTTCCTTGTATTTTTAACACCGTTTCGATAACCGTCAATTTCTTCTTTTTTGCACACCGCCATTAGATCAGCAGTCCACTGGTTGCAAATTTCAAGAGCTTCTCCTATAGTTGTTTTTGTCTTAACCTGTTTCTGTAAATCATTTAATGCACTTGTTATTCTTGATCGTGTCATAGCTCCCCCTCGATGTTTTTTAAAATAAAATCACCGCAGACTCCTATCCGTTGCTTGATTTCATACGGATGATCTTTATGCAGACAGCTCCGCACAAGTCCAGTCCATTTTAAATACTCACAAGTCATACAATCTCTTAACGATTGTATCGCCTCTGACGGCATCCAGCACGTTATTCGGTAGTCGCACCAACTGCATGTCTGAGAGTCTTCTGCAAAAGGTTGCGGCGCCGGATCGTTTGCCGTGATAATCTGATATGCTTTTTGTTTGAGTGCTTCAAACACTTCTGCATCAAAATATATCCTCTCAGTATAGATTTCAGAATTGTTTTTGTTCTGAATGACGAACAAAGCACGTTCGAGGCCGGCATAACCGCAGTAACAGATAGCTTGATCATAGTATATCTGATAAGTTTTCTGTACGCCGTACTGCTGAAATGCCTTGAATTTGTTAGCATTGCATGACTTGATTTCAAGGATATGTCTTTGCCTTGTAACTCCGTGAATAATACCGTCACAATGTCCGGAGAACCAGTTGTCATGATCTGAAAAAGATTCCTGTTGGCCTTCCACACTATACCCAGCGAGGCGTATATGGTAAATGATTTCCTCTTCTACACGGTCGCCAAATCTGAACAACATTAAGACACGTCCATCAAGTGGAAGCGGCGTGTATCCACGGAAAGATAACCATAGCTTCCTGATACATGGGTCTCCAATAGCAGACATCCCCAGGTACGCTCGGCGCTGCTTAGTGCTGTTGGCTCTGGCGGCGGCTTCATACAAGGCCAGTGCCATATTGTCTATTGGCTGTAGTTTCACTCTTTAAATCCTTTTCTTTCGATGCTGAAAAGTTTGTTTTTTCGTGATTGGCTATTTGGTTGTGAATTTGCGATAACGCATATTTACGCATTTCTACCAAAGATTCAGCCCATTGCTTTGGAGTAAAAATAGCAAACCCATCACTTTCTTTAGGATACAAAACCTTGACTTTAAACCGCATAATATCAAAAACTGTTTTATCTACTGGGTTTCGTTCGTTCGATAATTTGTACAACAAAAGAAGTCCATATATATCTGCTTTCTCTGCGAGGCGTTGTATGATTCGCGCATGTTTGTATTGTCCATGATCAATCGCTGCCTCTATGATAGCAATAGGTTCTTTAAAATTGTCTTCCCATTCGATAAAACATGCTGAATCCAAATCAATCATAGACAGTTTTTCAGCGTCTTTGTAATCAATAAATCGTTTTATAGAATCTCGTCTATGCCAAGCAGAAAATGATAAATCGCGCGTACCATACATTTCCTTTTGCATCAAATCCTCCAAACGATTATTTCACGAGTGAGGACAAGGCATTTTTTGTTTTCCTTCGCCCAGATAACCATTTGCGCGTTATTCTGTTGGCTTTCGTAAGGAACAGAATATCTCATCTCGACTGGCAATTTTACCATTTTTAGCATATCACCAACATGATCAGTGTAATCGTGTGTTTCATTGGTTTTCCATTGGGTAGGCTGGATGATCAGTGCGATATAAGCGTTTTCTGCTCTTGCACGTTTGAGTTTTTCGGCATACATTTTTACAAGACTTGACAACTTTTCATTAAAAGTATCCAATTCCATATTTGCCAAATCATCAGCGTCTTGGCTGTATTGGCCTTGCGCCTGCAACCAATACGGCGGATCAAGATAAACCAGCTTAACATCCTTCCATGTTGACGGAGATAGAACGCCATCTTTAATATCGTGTTGACGAATATCCGAACGAATATCAACAGGTTTGCGGTCAGAAACCAGATAACGGCGCAACCTGGTTTTGCATAAATCAATTGTAGAACCTCCACCACCAAACGGGTCAATCACGATATCAAATGGCTTTGTATATAGATACAGCAGGTTATCGACAAAGCTGATTTCACTATTCCCAAAGTGATTCACTTGATCACTGCGTTTCTGCTGCTTCCAAATATTGTAAATCGGCGGTTTGAAATACTCATCCATGTGGTTTGCCTTAATCAACAACCGTTTGTCGAGTTTGTAAACGCCTAAGCTATTGGAGTCATCTTGTCCATCATCCTCAAACTGCCTATTTTCACTGTCTTGAGCGAGTTCGGTATTTTCCGACGGGTCGCCAATTTCGGAATCTGTGCCATTTTTGGCGTCTTGTAGAGAATTAAGGAACTCACCGATAGCCTGTCTTGAAAATCCTATTTCAATAGATATTTCATCCTGCGAATAACACCCCATCCACATATTAAACGCCGTTTCCCGCAATTCAATTTTCAAATCCTTGTCGATGCGGCTGGTGGTCTCCCTGATATACCGCTCAGACCTGCTATAATCTTTTGCCATATCCTTCTTGAGATTGGCTCTGTCTTTCTGGTCAAGGCTTTCCATTTTTGCTCGGTACTCATCACGGATCAGCTTCTTGAGTTCCTTTTCGGTTTGCGGTTGACCATGCCGGAAATTGGAACGTGCCGATTTGCGCTTAATAGCGTGAACATCTAACTTGCCATCAAATATAAATCCGCTGGTATCCAGATATTCCACATCAATCGTTTTAAGACCGCATTCCTTATGCGCCATCCAACGATGCCATCCGTCTAAAAGAATATTGTCTTGATTCAACAGAATTGGCGGGAATTCTCCACCTGCAATAGACATTGCGTATTCTTGTACTTTGGCCGGACTTTGTGACTCAGTACGGGTATAAAAATCTTTGTTAAAAACAACTTCGCTGACTATGATAGAAATAACTTCGCTCATTATGACTCCTTTTTTTTTAAAATGGTATTTGATCAAAAACCAGAGTTTCTTTAACTTCCTTATCTTCACCTATTACTCTAATAATCATCGGTTCTGGCACACACCATTTTTCTATTTTCATAAATTTATTTTCTTCACAAATAGAAACCCAGCCATTCTTTCCCAATGCGCTCTCGAATTCCTCTTTTCTTTCTATAGCCTCCTGAGCGCTGGTTGGAGGATCATCTCCAGTAACTTTACGCCAGGCAGCTCGACTGCGGGAAATAGCGTAAGGATGCCCGCCGTCACCCATGATCATAAAGTGATTTATAAAATGTGGGTTGATACTACCTGGCACCCAAGCGGTTATCACGGCCTTAACCATCAACCCTCCTGCTTTACTGACGTACTTACTCATTTCAATGTTCGAAATCTCCGCAACCATCGAAGCTGATTTTACCTTTTCAAACTTGTAGTCGGTCAGCGCCACCGGATCGTTACGTTCGGTTACAAACTCCCAACCGCACACCATGCAAATTGTTGCTCTCGGCTCAACCACTTCGTCACAGTTTGGACAGGTTTTAATTTTCTTTTCCTCAACCAAAAGCTCCTTCTTTTTCGATCTCCCTGGTATCTCCACACGCGGTGAATCTGGGTCTCCATGAGTCTGGCAGTTATTAGCCAAATCAAGAATCAACACGTCTTTTTTGTCTGGATGCGGACGGAGGCCACGGCCTGTCATTTGAATGAAAAGTCCAGGGGACATTGTTGGACGGCACATGATAATACAGTCAACTGCCGGTGAATCGAAGCCCTCTGAAAGTATTGTCACATTCACGATTATCCTGATTTTACCTGATTCAAAGTCAGAAAGAGCTTGATACCTGGCATCGTCATTTAATTCTGAATGAATAATGGTTGCCTGTTCTCCGAACGCTTCACGAAGTTTTTCTGCATGAGCAATTGTTACAGCAAAAACAATAACATGCTTTCGATCTGAGGCATGTTCATCCAGCGCAGCCACCGCAGACCCGACGTGCTGTTGTTTACTCATTACTGCCGATAAATCACCCACATTATAATCTCCTGTTTTCCGTACACCGGCTAAATCAGACGAGATATCGGTTGTTGTTTTTGCTCGGTACCCACAAAGATATCCATCTTTTTGAAGATCAGAGATTGATATTCGATAATGTAGATCAGGGAAAAGATTAATATTGCCTGGTTTACAAGCAGTCCCATAAATATATCCCTGAGAAAGTCTAAATGGTGTCGCTGTCATACCTAATATTCTAACTTTAGGATTATATTGGATCATGGTTTCAATCCATGTCTTATATTGGCTTTTGATATTCATGCCTGGTATTTTGTGCGCTTCATCAACTACTACCAAATCAAACGGGACGGTTGTTCCTGTACGTCTTGATAGCGTTTGTATGCTACCAATCACAATAGACTTATCCGTATCAATATCATTTGATATAGAGGCACAGGCTATGCCTATAGGAGCCACCGGCCATGTTTTGAGAAGTTTGTCTTGCGCCTGTGTAATCAGCTCCCGACGATGCGCCAATATTCCGATTCTTAAATTAGGCCATTGTGTAAGAAGTCGTTTGATGAGTTCTGAGAAAATTAAAGTTTTCCCGGCTCCGGTCGCCGCTTGAACCAATATAAATTGATCCGTTGGTATAGCGTCCCAAATCACCTTTAAAACTTCTTCTTGGTATGGTCGTAATGTATAATCCATTTCTACCTTTGCTCAAATCCCCCTGGGGATCCCCCAGGGGTTCAATGTCTTAAATTTGCCACGGCATTTTTGTATCTGCCGGTATTGCAGCCATCGCCGCAGCCGCGACGTGTGCTGGTGGTATGTTGTTGACTGCCGCTGCCACCTTTGCGCCATCCAGTGGTTTATAACCGCTGATTTCGTTCTTCGGCTCGTAATCACCGTTCTCATCGGTTTTGATCTTCACTCTGATCTGGCACTTCTTCCCGTGCAGTTCCTCGGTGTCGGCAATGTAGTTTGGGTTCCGGTGACCACAGCAGGTGGCCATTGTCTTGAGTATCTTCATTGAAACTTCGTTTCCGAGGCTGGTGATAGTCCAGATGTGATTCGGTTTCCCGATAACCTGAAAAGTCCAGTTGATGTAAGGACCTTTCTTGCCTTCCTTGATCTCCGAGTTGATGATCTCTGCCGGGTACCAGCCTGGCGGAAGGAGATCTAAGGAATCCTGTGCTTCGTACTGCGTTAAATCTACTGAAATTTGAGCCATAGTTAAATTCCTCCTTCTAAAATTTTGTTTCGTAAGTAACCTAAATCCGGTTTTTCAACTGGGGCCAGCTTACCAGAACGGTCTTTCCCCGGATAACGATCCGAGTTAGAAGTCAAAAAACACCGATATGGTGTTCCGTCATCAGTGGTTTGAGTTACAAGATAAAGAACAAGATCAAAATAACTCGGTAAACGTTCTTTGAGCTGTTTCCCTGCGATATCCGCTCCGATATATCGACGATTTAAATCATCTAATTGAACGGTAGGCAAGCAGGTAAAGACAACCGAATAAGATGATAAATCTCTGAATCCTTTAATGATTGATAACATCGAATCACCATAATCATTCCAACGCTTGAATGCATCTTCTCCTTTTGTATATTTTGCCTGCATACTCTCA